GGTTCGAATCCCTCGACCGGTGCCATTTCTATGTGTAAATATAGTATGGACTACAATAAAGTAAAAACTTCATTTGTTTATCAATACAACCATGCAATATTTTTTCAAATAATCAAAGATCAAGACTTTGATAAATCTGTGACAAATATTGTTGAATGGCAAATTTCATATTTGAAATCTATAGGGTTTCTTGTTACTCCAGTGTTAGATTTAAAAGATGCACTTACAAAATGTAAAGCCCACGGAGTAAAGTGCTTTGCTTATGTGAAATTAGATTATTTAGTTGACTGGTTCAATAGTGATTTGATAAGAATCATAAAAGATACTGCAAAAGACGGAACTATAAGAGGTAATGAAAATTTTTTTTGTTGTACTCCTACTGAAAAAATTTATAAAGATTTAATATTTGAAGAAGATTTAGAACATGAACAGTTAACCAAAGACAAAATTTATAATTTAATTAGACACCAGCGCAATTTAATACCTAATTTCCACACAGACAAATTGATTGAAATAATAAACAAGTCCAATGCATCAACGGTATGTATTCCTTGGGAAGAGACAAGGACAAAATATATGCTTGAAAAAATAAAATTAAAAAAGCGTAAGATAGAAATTTATTCTGATAGACCAATTCCTCACCAGGATAATAAGTCTATTATAACAAATAGTAATTGGAATATTTTTGAAAATATAGATGTTGTAAAAAAATATTTTTCCGATAACACTCAAAATTGCTATTTTGATTTTGGATCACAATTTATGCAACTTGACAAATGTCATTTGTATAATACCGAAGAGCGTGTTCAAAAAATTTTAAATATATATGAAACGGTTATATCAAAAAATAAACTTAATCTTTGTAGCGGGTTTTTTCCATGGGGCATACAATACAAACTAATGCAACCTGCACACAAAGAATGGTTATATTACCCTTGGAATTTAAAACGATTTTAGAAAAAAACTTTTATATTATATTTCTTAGCAAATTCTACACCATCTTCTACATCATTTACTATAGGTTTGCCTTTAATGTTCAGGCTTGTATTAAGAATAATCGGACATCCTGTTTCTTCATACCAACGTTCTAACAATCTTCTAATTCCACTATCATCTTTTTGTACCACTTGGACTCTGGATGTACCGTCGAAGTGTGTGATGGCAGGATACAAGTTTGGATTTTTGCAACGGGAGGTAAACTGCATATAACTATTGGCAGATCCTTCGAAATTTTTATCGTAGTGTTCGCTGAGCACTGCGGGAGCAAATGGGCGGAAGGTCTGTCGTTTTTTAATGGCATTGACTCTGTTTTTGATATCTTTGCCACGAGGGTCAGCAAGCAGACTCCTGTTACCAAAAGCCCTAGGGCCAAACTCCGCCCTACCATTTGCAACACCCACGATTCCTGTTTTCTTAAGTTCGCTGATTGCTTCTTCAACCGGGTACTCTCCTTTTATTTCATATCCTAAATATGCATTTTTGAATTCCATATGTGTTTTTTTGTGTGCAAGAACTGCACCAATAGCACTTCCACTGTCTCCAGGGTTTGGCATAATCCATGCTTTGTCAAAGTATTTTAACAGAATATGATTCGCAGAACAATTCAAAGCACATCCTCCCATGAACACAATATTTTTACTTTTTGTGTTTTTACTACACCATTCAACTATGTTTTCAAGTACAGTTTCATAGACCCATTGTGTACCTGCCGCAATATTAAAGTTGTGATCATCGTTAAGTTCACTTCGCCAGGTTCGACAACCTCTGTGTAAATTTTTTTTAAATTTGATTGGCAATTTTATACTTTCGAAAAAATCATGCATAATCTGATGCCTGTAGTATCTACTGTCGCCATATGCTGCCATACCCATAAGAATATATTCATCTTCGTTTGGTTTAAGTCCTATACGTTGTGTCATAGCACTGTACCATAAGCCAATAGAATGAGGATAGTTTTGCGAATATATTTTTTTTAAATTATCGCCTTGGCCTTGCCAAACTGTTAAAGTTTCAAACTCACCTATACTGTCAATACATAGAACTACAGCATCATCGAATTGACTTGTGTAATATCCTCCTGCTACATGACTCAAATGGTGATCTATAGTCTTAACAGGAGCATCTATATTCCACTGTTGCAAATACTTTTTTATATTATTTTCAGCAAGGGTTATTCCCTGACCAGCACGAAACTGGCGCCATGTTTTCTTTAGGGGTTTTTCGTACCAAACTACTTGATCAGGTTCTCCCCATTGACGTGCATAGTCAACAAGTTTTTGATTAAGATCTGCATCGTTTTTTACACCGCTGAATCTTTCTGCTTGGCTTGCAAATTCTATGCCCTGCTTAGAAAATACCGCGAGAGAAGCATCGTGGCTATTACCGCTTATACCCCAAGTAATCATTTGTAGATAAAAGGATCCTGTTTTTTAAGTTCTTTGATATGTTTTCTTTTCCTATACCAATCTATAATAGATGTAAAGGGCCAAAATAATATGTCCAAAATTTGTTTCATACTGTATTTAATAACCAAAAAGGTTGACAAACTCCTATTGTGACTGTATTATGTAAATATAATTTAAAGTGAGAGGCACAAAATGAGAACACAACCGCAAAATATTATTGCTAAACTTGAAGCAGATAATTCACGTTTGGGCAAAGAAGCAATTTTAAAACAAGCACAAGAAGAAGGACTTCCAGAGTTCTTTGAAGGTCTTATAATGGCACTTGATCCACTTGTCACTTTTGGTGTAAAACAAGTACCAGTAAAAGACGAAGTTATATCTGCACAAGGTTGCGAATGGAAAATTTTTAAAGAACTTGCAAACAAACTTATTGCAAGAGAACTTACAGGACATGCGGCACGAGATGCTATTAATCTTGTAATGAGTTCAGCAACAGCAGAACAATGGAACGGTTGGTACCGTAGAATTCTTATTAAAGATTTACGTTGTGGTGTAAGTGAAAAAACAGTTAATAAAGTAGCACCAGGGACTGTGCCTGTGTTTACATGTCCACTTGCACATGATAGTGCAAACCATGAAAAGAAAATGGTAGGCAAAAAACAAATTGAAATTAAACTAGATGGTGTAAGAGTAATCACTATTATCAGAGGTGATAAAGTAGAAATGTTTAGCCGTAATGGTAAACAGTTTCATAACTTTGGTCACATCATTTCAGAGATTGAAGAAGTTATTAAACAAAAGCCTGCACCTTATGATCTTGTATTAGACGGAGAAGTAATGAGTGCTAACTTCCAAGACCTTATGAAACAGGTGCATCGTAAAGACGGCAAGCAATCAGATGACGCAGTACTACACTTGTTTGACATGTGTCCACTTGCAGACTTTCAAAAAGGTATTTGGGACAAAACCCAATCGTTTAGAAGTCAAGCAGTTAAGGCTTGGGCAGAGCAGAATGAAAGCGTTTTAAAGCACGTACAAGCACTTGAATGGGAAGAGGTAGACCTTAGTACTCCTGAAGGTCAAGAACGCTTTGTAGAGCTTAATAAAGCGGCTGTAGACGGTGGTTACGAAGGAGTTATGATTAAGGACGTTGATGCTCCTTATGAATGTAAACGTACTCATGCATGGCTTAAAGCAAAGCCGTTCATTGAGGTAACATTAGAGGTAAAGGATGTCGAAGAAGGAACAGGACGAAATCTGGGTCGACTTGGTGCATTTGTTTGTGAAGGAATTGATGACGGAAAGAAAATTAATGTTAATGTCGGTAGTGGCTTCAGTGATGCTAATCGTGACGACTTTTGGAATAGTCGCATTAATATCAAAGGTCAACTTGTAGAAGTAAGAGCTGATGCTATTACACAAAACCAAGACGGAACATACAGTTTGAGATTCCCACGTTTTAAAACATTTCGTGGGTTTGAAGCAGGAGAAAAAATGTAATGAGTAAGCAATTAGAATCAAGAATTGAAAAATTAGAACTAAAAATAGACAAATTACAGTTGACACTAGAAGCATTAGATGCTAAGTTAAGTAAACATATAGGGTTCATCGATGATACCTATGAAGGATTGAAAAATCCAATTAATGCGGCGAAGAAATTTTTAGGACGGAGATAATGGATGAATAAGAAAATAGATACAAGAAGAGATGCTTGGGACAGAGATTACATGCCAGCAGATTATTATAAAGAGATTGAAGAAGCATGTAAGATTGAGCCAAAGAAAGATTACACAATATGGTTTTTTGCTTTCTTTTTTATATCAGTTTTAGTATTAGTAGGTAGCATACAATGAAATTATTTAAGAGAAATGATACAAGGCCACATTGGGAAGTAATGGCTGATGATGGTATGAATAAGTTTTTAAAGTTTTGTATAACTTGTGTATTTTTATACTTTGGTTATCATACAGTAATCGCACTAATTGAAAGGTTTGTAGGATGAGAAGTTTTGTTTATGATTGTTGGAATCACATTATGAATGCAGAAGTAAATCCTCTTAGGAATATTCCCGATTTGCAAGTTAGGCATATGATTATGCAGATTCTTGCATTTATGTGGTCTTCTGTATTTGCACTTTTAATTGCAGATAGT